CAGATTCTTGCCGAACTGACCCTCGAAGTTCGTAACGAGAAAGCACACGGCGGTATCTTTGACATCAAAGCAGCGTAACTTGTGATAGAATCGGCGGTGGGGTATTCCCACCGTCGGTTTTATGGGATTAGAGATGCGAAAACTGGCTGAAGAACAGACGATAGAGGGAAAGCGTACTTGGTTTGCGGACGGAGATGGCGGGCTTGTCATCAGGGACGAACAAAACGTCGCACCAATCCTAGAGGCCAACAAGGCTTCTTATAACCAGATAGACGAACGCGCACGTTGGGGTGATGGTGCGCGGGTAGCGGAGATTCCCAATTCGGTCATTGCAGACCTGAATGTGAAGGGAATTATGAGGGGGTTCGCGGTGGTAGACCAGAAACGAATGAAAGCCTTTCTGAACGACCCGGAGAACCGTTTTTTACGGACGAGACCGGGGAGAATTTAGTGGGCAAGGTTCACGACAAGATTAAAGCAAAGCAGCAAAAAACACCGTGGGAAGATAAGAAAGTCGCCATTTGTATCCCTTCTCGTGGAGAGATGGAGATAGGAACGGCGTTTGACTTGGCGGTGATGTGTGCCTACGACGCACGCAACCGTAGCGGACACCAAGCGGTGTACACGGTAGCGGGAACCCTGATATTTGACCAGCGAGAGAAGCTGGCGGCAGAGGCCATAAAAGAGGGTGCGGACTACATTCTGTGGGTTGACGCAGATATGCGTTTTCCGAAGAACACGATAGAAATACTGCTCGCGCACGACAAGCCCATCGTTGGGGTGAACGCTACAACGAGAACCTCGCCGGTAAGACCTACGGCAAAGAACCTAGAAATAGACTTTGAGAAGAAAGAGAATCATTGGATTCCAATCGTCTCTAAAGACAAGACCCACCTAGAGTGTGTGACCGCTATTGGTTGCGGGGTGATGATGGTCAAGCGGGAGGTGTTTGAGAACACGCCGAGACCTTGGTTCTGGTTTGAGAAGATACCTGGCGACAAGTTGCTAGGCGAGGATGTGTACTTCTGCATCAAGGCAAAGGACGCAGGATTCGATACTTATTTAGACCACAACCTGTCCAACGCAATTGGGCACGTTGGGTCTTACACTTATTCATGGAACGACTACAATGGCCCTAGCGACTTTCAGCGACCTCCAGACATCGGTAGCCAACTACCTAGGACGGAGTGACCTTACCAGCCAGATTCCTGACTTTATCTCCCTAGCGGAGTTGCGCCTATCCCGCGACATTCGTACCCGCAGGATGCTCAAGACCTCTACGGCTACCATGACCGTAGGCGACCCAACGGTAGGACTGCCAAGCGACTTTCTGTCCATCCGCGATGTGTTTATCCAAGGCTTGCCGAGAACGGTAGTGACCTACCTATCCCCAAGTGCTTTCTCTAGCAACTCCCGCGCAGACCAACAAGGTCTGCCTGTGTTCTACACCATGCGTGGCAACGAGTTAGAGTTCGCGCCAAAGCCTGACAGCGCCTACGTCTTGCAGATGCTTTACTACTACAAGCCAGCAGAGTTGTCGTCAGGCAATACTAGCAACGAGTTCTTGGCTAACTACCCAGACGCGCTTCTCTATGCTTCTTTAGTAGAGGCAGAGCCGTACCTTATGAACGACCAACGCACGCTTACATGGGCAAATCTGTACAACCAAGCAATTGCACGAATCAACACCTCCGACGAGGAGAGTGAGTTTTCTGGTGTTCCCTTAGTTATGACCGTTACAACGAGGTAATAAAATGGCAGAATTTAGCAACTACTTAGAGAACAAAGTCCTAGACCATGTTCTCCGCAACACTTCTTACACCTCACCTACGACGGTGTACGTTGGACTATACACATCTGACCCAACGGACGCTGGTTCGGGTACGGAAGTCTCTGGTGGCTCCTATGCTCGCCAAGTCCTGTCCGTGACCACGGCTTCGGGTGGAATCGTTACCTCTAGCGCAGACGTTACCTTCCCGCAATGTACGGCTTCGTGGGGTTCCGTGGGCTACATCGGGATTCTGGACGCAGTTACTAGCGGCAACCTGCTCATGCACACAGCCTTGACGACTGCTAAGACAATCGACACGGGTGACATTCTCAAGATTACTTCTGGCAACCTGACCGTTACGCTGGACTAAATGGCATTACTGACCCTTGAAGAACTAGACCGCTTCGGGAGTCTGGACGATTTACCGTTCACGCTAGACGCGAACTGGATGGATTGCGGGATTCAAGGCCCGTTTACGCTAGAAGAACTAGATTACTTCAGCACTAGCATTGACGCACTAGCGTTTAGCCTAGATAGCCCCATCTGGACTTCGCCTGACACGGAAATCTGCTTGGTCTACCAGCCCCAAGTCATTACTGGCGTGGGTACGGTCAACGGAATACCTCAGTTCTCCAAGACCGCGCAGGCAATTATTACCGCCAACGGTCAGGTGGTAGTTGCAGGGGTGCGTGAGCGTACTGTTAACGGTGCGATTGATAGTGCTGGTGCGGTATCCGCAGACGGAACGGCAACCAGAACTGCCGCCGGTGCGATTTCAGGCGTGGCAAGTGTGGTGTCAGACGCTACACGGACAAGAACCGTTGTCGGAGACATAGCCTCCGCAGGGTTTGTGAACGCCTCTGCTAACACCGTTGTAAGCCCCTCTGCGACGATTACTGCGGCGGGAAGTGCCATGGCACTAGCCACGAGATTGCGTACGGTTGTAGGCGATATTACGGCCTCTGGGACGGCTTCTGCGGACGCAGTAAGGCTCAGAATAGTAGACGGTGCGATTACGGCAGAGGGATTCCTAACCGCAAACGCTGGATTTGAGTTTGATGTCCACGCGGATGTCGTGGCTACCGGCACATTAGATGTGCTAGCAGGAATTCTTTACACAGTTTCAGGGCAGGTGGCGAGCAACGCACAGCTTACTTGCACGCTTTACAAGTTTGGCGAGGAATGGGTTTTAGTCCCAGACCAGCCAAATACATGGTCTGCCGCTAGTGTTCAAAGCGACACATGGACACAGGCATCGACCAGTTCGGACACATGGACACCAATACCCGCACAAAGCGACGTTTGGACACAACAATCTTCGGGAAGTAACACATGGCAATAACAAGAGTTACCTTTGGAGAGTGGCTACCTGACCAACCAGGGGTTATCGGTGCGCTGACCACGGCTAAGAACTGTTTTCCAAAGGCGGTGGGCTATGGCCCGTTTCCACAGGAAGTGGATTATTCTGAGGACGCGCCACAGGCTCTTACTGCTGCGGCTGCCGCTAAAGACTCAAATAGCATCACCACAATTTACGCGGCTGGTACGACTAGGCTTTTTAAGTTGGACACTTCAGACTTCTCGTGGGACGACATTTCTGCGACCACATACTCTGGGACAAGCGGGTGGAAGTTTACGCAGTTCGGGAACTCCCTGATTGCGGCTAACGAGTCCAATACCATGCAGTACATAGACGTTATGTCGGGGACTACCTTTGCAAACCTAGCGGTAGACGCTCCAAAGGCTAAGTTTGTGACCGTGGTGCGGGACTTTGTGGTATCTGGCTACCAATCGGCAAACAAAAACCGAGTTCAATGGTCTGGAATTAACAACGAAGCAACATGGGCGACATCAGCGGTTACCCAAGCAGACTTCCAAGACCTACCTGACGGTGGGTTTGTACAGGGCATAACTGGCGGTGAGTTTGGAATAGTCTTGTTAGAACGCAGTATCGTGCGGATGTCCTACGTTGGAACCCCGCTTATATTCCAGTTTGACAACATTGCTAGGAACCGTGGGTGCTTTGAGCCAAACTCGGTCATCCAATGGCAGGGGATTACCTACTTCTTGGGCGACGACGGATTCTACGCTTGCGACGGGCAGAACCTAAAGAACATAGGCGCGGAGAAGGTCAATCGGTACTTCTTTAACACGCTAAAAGAGTCGGATTTGGGGAACATGAGTGCCGCCATTGACCCCATTAACAACTTGGTGGTCTGGGGCTACCCAAGCGTGGATACTGACTATCGCGCCCTGATTTACCATATTGCTACTGGCAGGTGGTCTTACGCTGATTCCTCTGCAACCCGCGTTGCGCCGGTTTCTACCCCATCTATTGCATTAGAGGGGCTAGACGCTTTCTCGGCGAGCATAGACGCGCTTGGCATTTCTTTGGATAGCCGTACTTGGCTTGGCGGGAAGTTGCTTTTGTTGGGGCTTAAAGGGTCAAAGTTAATTACCTTTACCGGCGCTCCCAAGACTGCGACAATCGAGACTTCTGACATTGAAACAGACTCAAATCAGTCAATGATTACGATGGTCAAGCCGATAGTAGACAACGGGACGGGTAGTGCTTCTGTGGCTTCTAGGCTACAACTGAACCAGACCGTGTCATTCCCTACGGTTTCCGCAGCCAACAGCGAGAACCGCATAGGAACTAGGTCTTACGGCAGATACCACAGGGTAAAACTCCAGCCTTCTGGAGATTGGACGACAGCTATCGGCATGGATGTAGAGATTCAACAAGCAGGGACTAGATAATGTTTCGTGTTCTACCGTACCAAGGTGGAGACCCACGGCAGATTTCCGAGGTGGTCAACAACCTGATGAACGGCAAGTCCAATAATACTGGGACGATTACGCTTGCCACGGGCAATGCAACCACGACCACCCTGTACGACGAGCGTATTTCCGTAGATACAAAAATTGTCCTGATTCCGTTCTCAAACGCGGCAGAAGCGGACTCTGCGCCCTACGGTGCGTTTCAGGACACGACAGACCAGAACGCGACCACAACCTCGAACGAGTACATCATCAGTTGTGATACGACTGATTACAGCAACGGGGTAGTTTTAGAGAACACCAACAAGTTCCGTGTGCGTAATTACGGGATTTATAACATTCAATTTAGCATCCAGTTTGCCAACGCGGATGTGCAGATTCAAGACGTAGATGTGTGGTTTAAGAAGGGTAGCGGAAGCGGGGCTGCTTCCAACATTGCGGGAAGTAACAGCAAGTTCTCAGTCCCAGAGAGCCACGGCGGTACAGACGGACACTTGATTGCGGCGCTTAACTTTTTCTTAGAATTACAGGCAGACGACTACGTTCAGATTGCTTGGTCATCAACCGACACAGACTGCGGAATCGAGCATCTACCAACGCAGACAAGCCCAACAAGACCGTCAACCCCGTCTGTAATCGTTACTGTGAACTACATTGCTCCGGCGGCGTACTCAAACATTTACGTCTCTGCCCAACAGCAGGGACAGGCAACCATAAGCCACTATGCCAACTCTACGGCAGACAAGACTTATGCTTATATACTTGTAGGATGATTACAAGAAGATTTATACAACCGCAGGAAATAAGGTCTTGGTGGGATTTTGTAAGACCTGGGTTAGACGTTATTCGCGTCAAGTCCCCAGAGTATTGGATAAGCGAAGATGTTTATGCTGAGTGTTATTTTGGCAAGGCAATGTTGTGGGTCTTCTTAGAAGATAACCGCCCATTTGGGTTTGTTGTGTTGCAACCAAAGCCAGAAACACTACACATCTGGTGTGCATGGACACAAGAGGCAAGATTTACAGACACCTGCTTTGAGCAGGTAAAAGAGATAGCAAAGATTGGAAACGCTAAACGAGTGACCTTTGATTCTTGGCGAAAAGGCTGGGAAAAAAGGGCAAGGCAGTTGAACTTTAAGCCCCGTAGTTGGGTAATGGAGATTTAATATGAGTATGGGTGGCAATAGTGGCGGGCAAAATACAGTAACCCGCACAGAATTAGACCCAGCAGTTCGTCCTTATGTTGAGTACGGATTGTCTGAGGCGCAGAAGTTATACCAAACTCCTGGCCCATCATACTTTCCTGGGCAAACTTATGTGAGCCCGTCTGGAACCACGCAGTTGGGTCTACAAGCCGCGCAAAACCGCGCTCTTGTGGGCAATCCATTAGTCCCTGCTGCACAGGCACAGACGCTTGCAAATATACAGGGTGGGTATTTGGGTGGAAGCCCGTTCTTTCAGGGGGCGTTTCAACCAGCCGCCCAAGCAGCCCAACAGTCTTTCTACGACACGATGGGTAACATTGCTTCTACTGCTTCTCGTGCAGGGCGGTATGGCTCACCAGCCATGCAAAACCTTGAGAATCGCGCCTTAGGGCAGTTCTCTCAGGCTCTAACAAACACGGCAGGACAGTTGGCTTACCAGAACTACGAGGCTGAACGCGCCCGCCAGATGGCTGCAACGGGAGCCGCCCCAACAATGGCTCAAGCCGACTATCAAGACATTCAGCAGTTGTTAAATGTCGGTCAGGCTCAAGAGGGTTATCAGGAAATGGCATTGCAGGATGCTGTTAACCGCTTTAACTTCCAACAAAACCTACCTGCCGCCAAGTTGCAGCAGTACCTTTCTGCCGCTTACGGTTCTCCGCAAGGCGGGATTAGCACACAGCCGGTCTACCGCAACACAGGGGCCAATGTCCTTGGCGGCGCAATTGGCGGTTACGCTTTGTCAGGCGGTAATCCTTATGCTACGGCAGGGGGCGCAGCCCTCGGAGGGTTGTTAGGATGAGCGGGCCAGAACTTCTTGCCGCAGAAACGGTAGCCGCGACTGCAACGGCAGCAGAAACCGCAGCGGCAGCAGAGGCAATCAGCGCCGCCATTGCCGCAGCAGAAGCAGAGGCAGCAATACTTGCCGCAGAAGCAGCCGCAGCAGAAGGAGCAACGGCAGCAAGCGCAGAGTTGTTTGGTGGTGGCGCTCTTGACCCACTACAAGCTGCAATAAGCGCAGCAGAACAAGAAGCCGCCGCAATCAACATGGCTCAGGCTTATACAGGTCAAGGGTTAGCAGACCCCTTTGAGAAGTTTTTGCAATACGGGGTTGACGCAGATGCGCCTGGAGCGGCTATGCGGTCTCTACAATCTGGGTTTGCCAACGACCCGTTAAACACGCTAAAGAGCCTTCCGCAATACTTGGGTATGCCAGCAGGAGGCCCGTCTGCTATACAAACAATGTACGGTGCAAACATTGCCAAACAAATGCTTGGTGGCTCTGGCAGGCCGCAATCTACAACGTCTACAACGCAAATTAGACCCGGACAGCAAGTAAATATGTCGCAACCCATGTCTTTGCTTGCGCCGCAAATTCGCCGCCGACGGGGAATTTCTTTACTCTGAGGATACTATGCTGAACATTACCAATCCGTATGCGGGACTTTTGAGTTCCGAAGAAGAAAAGAAACTTGGGCAACAAGCGCAAACAATGGGCTTGCTTAACCTCGCCTCCGCTTTGTTCTCCGCTGGTGCGCCATCTCCTGTTCGGCAGGGACTTGGTACTGCTTTTGCACAAGGTTTGCCAGCATATATGCAAGGCGTGCAAGGAACGTACGAGCAGGGAATAAACGCCATGCTTACGCGTGAAAAGATTCAGGAAATGCAGAGAAAGCGCAACGAAGAAGAACAAATTCGCAAACTTGCACCACAGTTATTTCAAACAACCCGCGCACCAGCCCAAACAATTTATGACGTAGAGGGTGAGACAACTATTCCCGGAGCTGTTACAGGTGTTCGGGTAAACCGTGAACTTTTGCCCGCGCTTGGCGCTCTTGGCCCAGCCGGTATGCAATACGCAACACAGATTTCGGAATTTTCAAAGTCACTTCAACCCAAAACTAGCGTTCAAAGCATATTTAACGACAAAGGGCAAGAAGTTAAGGTTCGATACAACGAAGAAACCGGCGAGTATTCCCCAATTGGGGGCGCAAAAGCTGAATCGTTAGTTCAAATTGACCTCGGTAATATGGTTGAATTAAGAACTCCGACGGGCGCTGTTGTTGGAAGAATAGCAAAAGGCGCAGCACCAAAAGGCCCGTCTTTCTCTTTCAACGAATCAACTGGGTTGGTAATTGACCAGAATACTGGAGCCGTTTCACAACCAAGAGACACACAAGGAAACTTGGTTGATATTAGCCAATTTAGAAAACCGTCGGAATCTCAAGAGAAACAAGTTATTGGCGTACAAAATACTAGAAACGCCATTGGCGAGTTTAGAAATGAATTGTCTAACTTTACACGTTTAGACACTCTCAAGCCAACAGAACGCGCTCGCATTGAAACAAAGTATCGGAATATGCTAATGCAAGCCAAAGAAGCCTACAATTTGGGTGTTTTAAACGGCCCAGACTTGGCAATTTTAGAACAAATTATTTATAACCCAACATCAATGAAGGGCGTTGTTGTAGGGAAAGAAGCTATTGACGCTCAAGCCTCTGAACTTGACAGAATTATGGGGAATATAAAATCCACAGTTCAAGCAAGAGGGGGCGCGGTTCCGCAAACCACAAGTGTAATTTCTAAAACAGCACCTCCTGGCGTTCGTCAAGAACTGTGGGACATTATGTCACCGGAGAGTAAAAAATTATGGTCAACCCAGAAATGAATTTAGAGCAACAACGTGCGCTTGCGCTTGCTGAGGCCGAATTAAAACTTCGTCAACAGTCACAACCGAAGCAAGAAACAAGTTTTGGTCAGGATGTTATGCGAGGCTTTCGAGACCCAATTGATGCAGCCGCGCAACTTTTACCACGGTTTTTGGAAGTTGTTACATCTGCTGGCGGGACTTTGCCAAACGAAGTATCTGATTGGTTTGCCAAAGAATCTAATCGGGTAGATGCGCTAAACAAATCTGTTGAACAACAGTATCGTGCAGCCGGTGGAGAAGATATTAGCGCCGGTCGGTTTATTGGAAACATTGTTAGTCCAGCAAGCATTGTTCCTGCCGCTCGCGCTGGTCAGTTAGTAAGTAGCGGATTGCAGGTTGGTCGGCAAGCTGTTCGTGGCGCAGGGTTTGGCCCAACGGCTACTGCGGCAACAGTTGGAGCTGTTGGCGGCGCATTAACGCCAGTATCTGATACGGAAAAATTTGCCGAGTCTAAACTTTTGCAAACAGGATTAGGCGCGGCTCTTGGCCCAGTAGCAGAAAAGGTAGTTGGTGTTGTGTCCCCAAGAATTACCGAAAGCGCCCAAAAACTTCGTGAAGCGGGAATTTCAAACCTTACGCCAGGTCAGGCGTTTGGTGGGATTACACAAAAAATAGAACAGGCCGCAGAAAGCGTTCCGTTAGTTGGCGATGTTATTGCTGGCGCAAGAATGAGGAACATTGAAGAATTTAGTAGAACCGCAATTAACCAATCCTTAAAAAATATTGACGCAGAGTTGCCAAGAGGTTTGTCTGGTAACGCGGCAATTAAGTTTGCAGAAGACAAGATTGGGAAGGCGTACAATCAAATTGTTCCAAAGTTATCAGTATCATCGGACACAGTATTAACTTATGCCGGAGAGTCACCCGTAACGCTAATCAACAATATTGACAATATTGTGGCTGGCGCTTCTGCAAATCTTGATGACAAAGCAGCGTCGCAACTATCTAAGATTATTGAAAGCAACTTAACCAATAAATTTAAAAACAATGTTCTTTCTGGCAAGGACTTAAAAACGGCAGAAAGCGCATTAGGAAACTTTGCCGTTCGGTTTAAAAAAGCGCAAGACCCAAACCAAAATTTAATGGGCGACGCATTGTTTGATGTGCAACTTACTTTGCGTCAAGCAGTAGAAGAAGCCAATCCAGATTACAAGGGGCAGTTGCAAAAAATTAACGCTGCGTTTGCAGACTTTATTCGAGTTCAACGCGCCGCAGCTTCAACAGGAGCAAAAGAAGGGGTATTTACACCGGCACAATTAAGTGCCGCCGCCAAAGCCACGGACATTTCTAAACGTAAAGGTGCGTTTGCACGCGGTGAGGCAAGGATGCAGGATATTGCACAAGCCGGAGAACAAGTTTTAGGTTCTAAATTGCCCGATTCTGGAACACCGTATCGACTAGGTGTTGGGGCTGCCGGATTGGGCGCGTTGGGCGGTATTGACCCGTTGGCTGCCGCTTTAGGCGCTGGAACGATGGCTGCATATACACAACCTGGGATTCGTGCTTTGTCTGCGTTGTTATATGAGAGGCCAGAAGTTCTTCGTAGAATCGGAGAACCACTTCGTCGCACCGCACCATTTGTAACACCAGGATTGCTCGGCCCATTTCAAGAATAATCAGGAGTAATTAAATGCCTAAAACCAAGATTTCAGAATACTCAACGACCAACTCCTCTAACACAGACATAGAAAGCATTAATATCGACGAGGGCTGTGCGCCCTCTGGGATAAACAATGCTATCCGTGAGCTGATGGTTCACCTAAAGGAGTTCCAGACAGGCTCATCTGGTGACCCTCTGACGGTCGCTGGCGGGATGTTCATATCTGGGGGTGGGTCGGCTAACACCTTGACCGTGACGGGGATTCTGACGGCTTCTGGGGGCACGATTCTGTCCTCTACGAACACCTTGTCCGGCTCCAACATCATTTCTGGCAATATCAACTCGTCGGGAACCACAAATACGTTCTCTGGCGGCAACATCCTGTCGGGTATGAATACGATTTCCGGGTCTGCGATTATCTCTGGGAACATCAACTCTAGCGGGACAAACACCTTCTCGGGGACGCAGGTTATCTCTGGTGGGTCTACCTTCTCAGGCGCAGCCAAGGGAACCCTGGTAACGGACAACGACGGCAGCTTTGACATGACCGCAGGAAACAACTTCTCCTGCACGCCTACGGGGTCGATTACGCTTACATTTACTAACATAACTAGCGGACAATCGGGTAACATTCTGCTAGTAAATGGTAGCAATTACACGGTATCTGCCCACGCCAACACGAAGGTTGGAACTGGCGTGCTTACGGCACTATCGGCTACTGGGACGTACTGGGTAAGTTACTTCTCTAACGGAACCAATGTTTACATATCTGCGACAGGCGCGTTAGCATGAGCATAATTCAAGGCAATGCACATACCTCTGCGGGCGGCTATCAGATAGAGCGCAGTCTGCGGTTTAACTCTGCGGATAGTGCAAGATTAACTCGAACATTTGGAACGCCCACAAATCAAGAAAAATGGACTATGTCTATGTGGGTTAAAAGAAGTGGTTTGGGGATTAACACGGGGTTATTTGGCGCAGGAATCAGCGATTCAAATTTGGAAGTTTGGTTTGATACCAACAATAAATTATGTTTTAACGCCGCAACAAGCCCAGATAACAGGACAAAAATTACAACTCAGGTGTTTAGAGATTGTTCAGCTTGGTATCATTTAATTTGGGCATACGATACAAGCCTTCCATCTGATTCAAATAATAGCCCAACTGCTTTAAAAATTTATGTTAATAATTCTCTTATTACATCATTTTCCACTTTTGAATCTATTTCTTCTTATACATTAGTTCCATTTAATTCAAATGGTGCTGTTGTAAATATCGGCAATCAAACTATAAGCAACTATTATTTCAGCGGCTATATGGCCGAGATTTATTTCATTGACGGTCAAGCCCTAATACCATCCTCATTCGGCGAAACTGATTCTGCCACAGGTGTATGGAAGCCCAAGGCTTACTCTGGCACATACGGCACTAACGGGTTCTACCTAAAGTTTGCAGACAACTCTGGCACGACCAGCACAACGCTAGGCAAGGACAGCTCAAGCAACGGTAACAACTGGACACCTAATAACTTCTCGGTGACCGCTGGTGCTGGCAATGACTCCTTAGTAGATTCACCTACGCCATACGGCACAGACACAGGTGTTGGTGGTGAGGTGCGTGGGAATTATGGAACATGGAACCCACTAGCAAAAGGAAGTAATACAACCCTTTCAAATGGAAACCTAAATGTTTTAGGAAGCACTAATAGCACAGGAAACAACAACTTTTCAACTTTTATACCATCAAGCGAAAAATGGTATTTTGAAGTAAGTCCTGCTAATACATATTCATATTCATATGTTGGTGTAAGTTTAGATGGTAACTTGTCAACATCTAGTAATTTTGTTGGTGCTACGGCAAGTAGCGTAGGAATTGAACTTGGGACAGGGGCTGTTTGGAGAAACAATTCAAATCAAGGCACTGGTGGAACAGGGGTTAGTGCTGGAGAAACTTTGATGGTTGCGTTTGAACCGTCAAGCGGAAAAGTGTGGGCGGGTAGAAACGGTACTTGGTATAACTCAGGAAACCCTGCGGCTGGAACAGGACAAGTAGCAACTATTCCTACTGTTGGGGCTATCGGGCCAGCCGTTTCTCCATATTCTAGTAGCGGTACGCTTTCTTTCAACTTTGGTCAACGTGCATTTGCCTACACAGCCCCCTCTGGCTTTAAGGCATTGTGTACAACTAATCTGCCTACGCCGACCATCGGTGCTACTAGCACTACACAGGCGAATGATTACTTTAATGCGGTGTTGTGGAC